TGACGTGTCTAGCTCAACAAAGTTTGCCGTAACTTCTGCTGTTTGACCTTGATAAATCTGAGCATTGATAATTGAACCGGTTTGGTTTGTAGTCACATCACCAGTTTCAGTGCCAAGCGCCAACTCTATACCATCCGCGGTTTTTCCAAGAGCGCCACCAATACCTACTGTTTCAACAGCAAGGGTGAAGCCTGTAGCACCTGAATCCGTTTCGGCAGTAATTGCACCACCAAAACGATTCCCGATTTCAACCTTGCTCGGGCTGCCGACTTTTACCGCGGCCCTGAAATCATCTGTAGCAAGCGCTTCTATTGCCGTTTCAAGAGCAGTGGCAACGGCCTCTGCTGTGTCGTCGGTCTCAATTGCAACTTCAATTCCTGTCTTGCCTGCCACGACTGGTTCAGTTCCTGCCCCGGTATTAAACCAAACGAAGTATTGAGTTTCATTTTCAAAACTTGGGTCTTGTGAATTAAGATCGAAGTAAGTTTCGTTTAAGTCATCTGAACTATCTGCAACCGTTACGATTGAGCGGCAATGCTCTCTGCCAAACCGTACCAATCCGGCTTCGAAAAAGAATTTTTGTGTTTTGCAAACCATTTTAACCATCCTTGTTGTTTATAAAAATGTTACCATTTAAGTACTGCTTGTCTAGCAATGAATAACGAACTCCGCTGCTATAATTATTTTCGTCCATCGCTCGTTATCAAGGACCGGTTCAGGCGTTGCCGTTGTTACCGATACGCTTGCGTAAGCTTCGGGCATGTTTATCCTGTTGTTTATTTTTGTGGCTATGTCTAAAGCGCTGTTCAATATATCATCATGCGAAAAAATAGGGTCAGTACCGCCACGCTTACCGATTTCTATTCCCACCGGAAAAGTAATTTCTGAAAAACCTTGTAAAAGATTAAAGGCAACAGGTTCAAAAGATATGTAATAAGACTCGTCGTATCTCATCGCCCCCACCGTGTCAGGTGTATGAGGATTCTGAGACTGAACCGCCTTCGGAATAACCTCTCTGATCCGGGCCTTTATAAAGTCCCTTATGTCGCTAGGTCTGCTCATCGCCTGACCATCAACGTAGAAAGCCTATCTTGTTTCGTATCAACTACACCGTCACCATTCTTGTCCAGCCTTAGTGTTGCTCGACCTCTGGCCGAATTCATTAGGCCTTTATATTCATCTGCTTTGAATGAAAAGAAGTCCTCGATTGATACTATCTTTTGTGTATATATCATGTGAAGAGTTAAGAACCTTGACCAATGCACAAATTCCTCAACGTCTACAATTTCGTCTTTAGTAAACCTGGTCTCGTCGTTTTTCCAGATTCTATTCTCATCAAGGAACGCTAGTATCCTTCGCTGCGATTCCCGGTGAGCGTATAAATAACTTGTCTTGCCCTCCGGGAGATATCTCATAACGTCGGGCTCGGCCTCTACTATGTCTTTGTCTTTACTGAAAAGAGCGTCGCTTTCCTCTGTTACCACCGTGATAGTTTCAGAGGTTACTTTAGTGACATCCGCAATATCGGTTATTCTTAAAGTGATCTCTTTTTCTCCGTCCGTCTCATATAAATAGTCTAGATACCAAAGTTGAAAGTCTCCTGACTCGTAAACAGAAACATATTGAGGATCACCAAGCCCATCATTCTCAGGCGAGATTTCTACATCTTTCACGTTTGCAATATCTCGATAGATAGACTTTCTTGCATCAAGCCTGGTCGCATCTTTTACTTGGAGTGTTTTTTCTACGCTTAGGTTTGGGAAAATCATTACCATTCCTCGGTCAGGTTTAAATTTGCAACGCTTCACCGAACTGAGTAGTTCGCACAGACGACGCGTCTACGTTGACAACACGCCGCCCGTTTTTAATAGCGAACTTATTGAACTCTCTATCTTTAATGGACTCTGAACCAATGGACATTACTTGCTAATGCACTCGGCGTAAACCTCGAGCTTACCGGCAGTAAGATCAGCAACACCAACACTCAAAGTCAACGAAGCATTAGCTCCCATTTCCAAGGCAAGCGTTCCGTCTCTTACAATGTCGTTGTCAGCATCGAGTGAGCCAAACTGGTCTGCAAAAAATGCATCAACATCTGTCCCATCACCAACAGTAACAGTAGCAGAACCATCACTGGCAAGTGCTTCGATTGATCTTACGATCATGTCAGTAACGATCATGCCTTCTTTTAATCCAACTACATCTGGTCTAAGTGTGATATCACCAATTGCACCACCATCGACGGCAAAATCATATTCAAACCGTACAAGCTGCTTTTCATTTCTTAAAACGCTCATTATTATTCTCCTGTTTTTTCTATTTCTAAATCTATCTTGTCATCATAATACCAAGCAACGTGATCAGACCCATCAAAATAAATATTGATAACCCTACACTGCTTGTTCTCTTTGAACTGTAGCGATCCAAGCTTTCGCTGTAGGCCCATCAAAGACGACGCTTTGACGAACCTCGGCGATTTATTTAGATTGCCTATCTCCATTACTAAGCAAGACCTTGTGAAACGACAAGCTTGTTAAGGTTCAATTCCTTGACCCCATAGAGCTGGTCCATAACCCAACGTCGTGACCCTGTCCCGTAAGCGATTGCCTTCTCATCTTCAATGGCCGGAAGTGCGCCAAAACCGTATGCAACTGCCTGTCTATGAGCTAAAAGCATTACATCTTTAGATACGGCATAATCTTTAAGAACTGGAACGCCGTAAAGCTCGCCGATCTGGCCACTTCTTACGATGTCAATATTTGACTTGGAAGAATCAACAAAACCATCGATCTTTAAAAGTGAGGCGTAAGCACCAATACCAACTGAAAAAGTCCTATCTTCCATTGGCATGAAGACCTCGTCAGCGCGCTCGATAAGATTAACAACGCCGTCTTGTGTAATACCATCGCTTAATTTGTTGGCACCCGGAATTCCTGTAACAAGAGCAGTGTAAATGTCGTCACCAAAAGATGCACCGTGGGCGTCTGTTGCTTCGTTAATGGCCTGTTGTAAGATTTGAACCTTAGCACGAGACTGGTCAAACTTCTTAATAAGCCACTGGATGTGTGCTTCCTCTGAAAGCTCTAGCTCGTCTAATGCAAACTGCGCTTCTTGGTCATCACCTTTTTGTGAACCTGAAAGTTTTTGAACACTAAATTGGTTTGTCCAGCGCGGGAAAGAGATTGACTTATCACCTGGCTGCGCAAAGCTTGTAACGTCCATGAACGCGCTTGCTAGGTTTGATTTTTTTCTTAATCTGGCCTGAACCATCTCGGCAATTGAAGCTTGTCCTGTTGAGGCCGCGCTTGAAGTTTGTTCAACTGGCATATCTTTTTCTCCTGTTTCTTAAGCGTTATTTGCTTAAATTGTTAACATATTCCTCTAGTAATTCTGATTCTGTTTTTTGTTGTTGTTGTTGCGAAGGGATATCTCTCGTCGGAGCAATATCTTTTGTCGTAACAGAGACCTTTTCAAACAACTCAGGATACTCGCCCTTTACCCTATCAATGACAGGAGACATAGAATCCCTTGAGACTTTGAATGAATCATCAATTTGAATCATCTCTTTCTCTTCACGCTCTAGTAAACGAAGGATAACCTCAGGCCTTTTACAACCATTTTCTAGCGCTGCTCTCGATAGCTCTTGATCAATAACCCGAAATCTAAATCGGTCAACTTGATCTTTCTTATCTTTCTCAGCACTTTCAAGGCGCTCTTTTAGGGTTTTATTAATGTCTTGATACTTGCCTTGAGACTCAAGTCGCTCCTGTTCGATCTTATCGAGACGGTTCGCGAACTCTTCTCTCTTTTCTTTCTCAGACTTAAGCTTCCCTAAAAGCTCTCTGTTCTTTCGTTCCAATGCGTCAATGTTGTTTGGTTTTGCTTCGGACTTAGCCGTGGACTCGTCCGTTTGCTCCGTGGGAGCTTTTGTCTCTTCTGTCATTAGAATAACCTCCATTTACGATTTGTGTCAACTGCGAAGCAGTCTTCTTATTTGCCTTTTGGCAATTGTTTTTATTTTATCGATTGTTTTGTCGTCTATGCCTAGAAAGTAGAAACCTTTTTTCTCAAGATAACCAATGATTTCATCATTACTAGGAGTGTTTTTCACTTTCCCTTTCAATGTTCTATATGCGCGCCGCTTCTTTCCGCTCGCCGACACAACCACTCTTCCCTTTTTTACATCGTAAGCGATCGAGTCAATAAGCTGCCCACTAAAAGAAAGGTTTGACCTTCCTGACTTATACACCTGGGTCGTGGGATTGAACTTGGCATAATATTTTCTTGCTTTAATTGTTGACTTTTCAAGGCTAGGCAAGCTCTCTCTCTTGTTGTTTTTTATACCGTTCAACTGAGAAGTCCCAAACCCCTTTCCTGTCTTGGTGTTTCGCTTTATATCTTTTATTATTTGCTCGCCAACATCATCAAGAAGCTTTCTCCCTTGAAGAGCGCCTTTTACCTCGGCTATCTTTTTAGCAATCGTGGATTCAAGAATCTTTTTATTGATCTTAACTTTCGCCATCGATACGCTCCAACAACTCAAGCAGAGAAACCGTTGCCGCCGTAGGGCCTGAGTCTGGTTCCTCTCTTCTTTCTATGTCGCCTTTAAAGTCATTCACGATTGATCGGTATACTTCATCAGGTAAATCCAGGAATGGTCTGCGCGGAACCGTGTCACCAGTGTGATGGTTGTAGGCCTTATCTCTTTGAAGTGTGTCGCTAAAACCAATGGTTATTTTACCAGGACTCGCTTCAAGAATATCTATATCTGCAAGCATGTCACCTGTAAGATCTAAGTTTGGATTGGTTCGAGACTTTCCTGCCGCCATAAAGTCAAGGGTATCGGCATACTCTTCTGAATAGTTTTGATAACGCTTATCATCTGAACCGACATTACTTTCCGTGCGCTCAAGTATACGATCAATGATTTCCTGACCAAACGCCAAGGCAATATCCTCTGGGACTTCACCACCAAAAGCACTAATTAAATCAATGTCCAGAGAGAAATTACCTCGGGATCGAT